GAGCGCGGAAACTGTTCAGTTTGGTGCGGTCATCTCAAGTTTGTAGGTCCGTCGTCGCGGGTGGACCCTTGGCTGGGCTGGATTAACCAGTCCAGCCTTTTTTATTAGGAGTGTAATTCTTGATCTACGACATCGCTCTCGCGCTCACTCGTTTGGTACCAGACATGCCATTGGCACGTTGCCAGACTGGTGTGCGCAGGGCGCTCGAGGCGATTTACGATCAGGCAGACTGGGGTTTTCAGCGTGCATTCTCTGGCTGGCTAGCACCGGGAATGGTATTTGACGGTGTGGGCACATTCACCACAACTCCGTATTCGAATCAGATCATTGCAGACGCAACGGCAACGGCTGCTCTTGTAGCCTATAGTGGCAGGCCATTCATTACCGAGCTTCAGTATCGCAATCCGGCATTTGCCGTATACGATATTGTGGCCTATGACTACAACACAATCAACCCTGGCTTTGTGACGTTGACACTAGACCGTCCATGGATGGAACCAGGGAGCGGCTCAGGTCAGCCGTACTACATTTACCAGCATTACTTTGTTGCTCCAGTGAAGGACTGGCGCAAGTGGATTGCTATTCAAGACTTCACCAACAATCAGACTTTGGACTTTTGGAGCTTGACGCGGGCCGATCTTGCTAACCTTGATCCTGAGCGGCAAGACAAATCCATTCCAACCAATGTTGTGCCGGCCGGAATCGATCAGCGGGCAGGTAGCTCTACCTATGGCTGGCAGCGCTTTGAGTTGTACCCATGGCAGGGTAACCTTTGCCCCTACACGCTTTCCTATAGGCGTCGCGGTCAGTTGCCTGAATCGCAGAGTGATTGGATGAGCATGTTTCCCGAGGCTCCCATCACTGAGAACATGGTGGAGTTCAAGGCTAAGGAAATTCTATTTCTCGACAAGTCAGCAGAGATGGAAGCAAAGGTTCCAAGTTCAGGAAAGGGAATGGTCCTTCTCGCGGAACTGGCGAAGAAGCAGTATTACGAATACTTTGGTCAGGTGCTGTCGATTGATTTGAATCTCGATGGCGAGAATTTCACGCATGTTCATCAGGCCGGGAAGTGGCAAAATGGAGAAAGCTATGCCACTATGGGACCTGTTGGACGCGTAAACTTAGGATCATATCCTGGCGGTTCGGGGGTTTAGGATGCAGATTTACACAGTTACGATACCGGCAAGCGGAAACATTCCGATTGTGCCAACAGACCCAACAATTCAGCGCAACGTATCTTTCCAGACACTCGTGATTGGCTCGACTACGGCTGTGGTTTACGTGGGGGATTCTTCGGTAAGCGCAACGAATGGTATCCCAATTCCAGCGGGCGGCGCTCCACTTGTGATTCCTACAGCACTCCTGACGCAGAACCTCAATGGGTGGTATCTGGCTGGGACGCCTGGAAACGTCGTAACTGTCATGGTACTTGAGTAAACGATGTGGCTACTTATAGCTGGCTATCGAAATCCGCTTCGATCTCTGCTCTTCAAGGGCGCTTAAACCAGTGGTCTATCTGGTCACAGGAAGAACTTTGGATTTATTTGTCAGAAGCATTACGCCACTTCAACTCATTGGTAGAGCAGTGGAACGCAACTGTTGCGATTCCTAATGCTGATGGGCAGTGGATCAATACTGGAACGCTGGTTTCCTCCCCCCGTTTACGTTCAGTTACGGACGTAGACCTTTATACCCAGATGCAGTACATGCTGCTTGAGCCTGCCAGCGGAGGGACGTGGACTGGATCAAGCCAGTTCACTCTCCAGAATCTCCAGTGGTCATTGCAGAAGAGGATTCAGGAAGTAATTCAGGCTACTTCTTGCAATATGGCGCAGCTTGCGCCGATCAATTCAACACCTGGTGTGCGCAACGGATATGCGCTCGCAGATACGGTCCTAGAGCCACGCAGGAACCGTTTCATGGCTCTGATGGCTACAACCACTGGCACAGCGCTATCCGGTTCGTCCACGGTCAATGTAGTCTCAGCAGCAGGCATTGTGAATGGTCAGGCTATCTCTGGAACGGGGATTCAGTCAGGGACGTTCGTGACGGGACTCTCTGGAGCAACGGTGAGCCTGAGTTTGCCTACCTCTGGGGCTGTTGCAGGCACGATGCAGTTCTTCCAACCATATTTGCTCACACGTGAGGACGTGCTATCGTTCCAGTCCTTCGAGCCGGGCTATTTGCAGACGGTTGGCTATCCACAGTCGTGGGCAGTAGCAAGCGAACCTCCGCTGTCTTTCGATGTGGACTTGGCACCAAACACTCCTGGCTATTTCGACATGCTGGCATTGAATGCAGGGCCTACATTCGCACCGCCTACAGCCTCACTACTTGGTGTTCCCGACGATTGGGCATGGCTTCCGATGTACGGTGCGCTCGCGGACGTGATGGGACAGGAAGCGGAATCCACAGATCAACAACGCGCGGCCTATTGTTTGACCCGATACACCGAAGGTCTGGAGATGATGAAACAATCGAACTGGCTTCTCCAGACGCTCATCAATGGGCAGGTATCGAAGGTAACAGCACTGGCCGACATGGATGCACTAGCGGTGAACTGGCAGGAGTCACAGAATAATCTTCCAGCGGTGATTGAAGCAGGTATGGACTTCATCGCTCCTGTTCCTGGGAATGGTACGAGTCTTGCGGTGAATCTCGTGGGCAATGCACCTCTGCTTGACCATACGGGAACCTACGTACAGGTATCTCGTGATGACTGGCAGGCTATTCTCGATTATTCTCAGCATTTGGCCTGTTTTAAGCTAGGAAATGATGCGTTTCAGGCTACCATGCCCATGCTTAAATCGTTCTACCAGTTCTGCGCATCAAGGAATTCTCGATGGGCACGTTCTGGATTGTTCGTGAAGTACCTCAGGGCAGAGGGACAGAAACAGGAGAAAGCTCAACCAAGATATGAGGTAAAAGCATGAACCAACGCGATTCAGCGTCAAGGGAAGAAGCATTCAAAGAAATAGGAAATGGCAATACTTATAAGCGCACTAAGCGTAAGAGGGGGACAAAAGTCGCCAACAAGCAGCGGATAGCGATCTACCTCAGTAAAAGTAGACGGGGAGAATACGGAAAGCGAGCAAAGCGTAAAGCAGATCGAGGCAAGTAGTGGAAACTGGAATTCGTTTGGATATACAGGGAGGTATAAATACTTCCGCCTCGCCAGACCAGATCGAGGCGAATGGTGGTGGCTGGCCTTATCTTGCGAATGTCCGGAAGAACCGCAAGTCGATGACGGTTGCGCGCTATCCGCTTGGCTCGAACCTGCTTACGTCCGCGCTCGCTAATGGAATAACGTCCATTTCTCGCCTGAATGACCCATACAAGGCAACCCCGAGTTATGCTTACCTTTCTGGATCGAATGGAAGTCTGTACGTTGGGAATACCCAGGTAGCATCTGGACTTAGCACTCTTCCTCTATCGTTTCTTCCCTACCGTCCTCCTGACAGTCCGCAGCCGTGGGATTATATTGCCGATCCATCGCTTGCGGTTACCATTCCGTCCTACGTGGCATCGGGCTATGGTCCGGTGTGCGGAATGCTCAAGGTGCGTTCAGATGGTACCTGCTACAAGGTGGGAATCAAAGAGCCACAGAACGCCCCAATTGTTAATGTTGCGAGTGCGGCAAGCCCATACTGGGTAACGTATCGCTATCTCTATCGATCTAAGATTACCGGAGCGCCCTCTAATCCATCGCCGGAATCTGTTCCCATTCAGGTGCAACTCGTCTCGCAGTCGGGTTCATACTCCGTCGATTCAAGCTATGCGTCATACATATCTTTCAATACATCTCAGTATGAATACAATTCGTTTAACGGAACACAAGACATACGGACTAAAGGAATTTCTGCTGGCATTCTTACGGATTACATTATTGCCAAAGATTTGCCCGGTCTTGCAGGAGCGGCAATCCCAACGGGAGCGCAAATCACAGGGGTAAGCGTCTCTATCACGTGGAATGGACAACAGAATGGCACAGGCGTGCTGTCGAATGTTGCTCTGTTTTATCAAGGCGCAGTAATAGGCCAAATCAAGTCTCCTGGAACATTGAACACACAAACAAATCAGACAACGCTTCAGGGTGGAGCTTCTGACGTGTGGGGAGCCATCCTGACGCCAGATGTGGTGACAGATTCCACATTCGGATTTGGCGTTCAGGTTCTCACTGAAGAGTCTGGAGGAACTGACCGTTCGTTCTTCTACACATTCACGGTTACGGTATATTATGCTAATTTCTCGGCAACAGGTGCTTGTACGCTCTCTATCGATCCTCAAGTAGACACCATCGATGTGTATCGCCAGACTCCGGGACTCGATAACTTTACCTATACGCTGTCAATTGCCAACTCAGGTTCGGGTGCATTCACTGATACGCTTGCCGACCTGACGATTGCAAACAATCCTATTCTTAGCTATAACAATTACGAACCATTCCCATCGATCGATCTTCCGCGTTCTGGAACCTGCAATGTTTTAGGCGTGAGTCAAGAAGTTACGGCGGTAGGCACTGTAAATCCGGGAAGCGGACAAACTCCAGGAACTCATCCTATTGCGGCAGTCGGTGGCGGGGGAACTGGCGCAGTGGTTACGGTAGTGATTGATGGTACGGGAGTTATTAGCACATCAACACCGCCAGTCGTTACCGCGATGGGTTCAGGCTATACGTCAGTCCCAACATTCCCATTGACGTTTGGTGGAACTCCAGGTACGGTTTCAGCAACGATCAGCCCGATTCTGCCTCTTTTGCCGAATGTGCAGTGGGTGAGTGGCGACATATTCAATGTGCGCTGGCTTCCCGGAACGGCCATCCTGATTGCGGACTCGACCGGAGCGCAGATAGGGTACCTGCTCTATAATCGGCCCAGCGACACCACGCACATGCTGGTGTATAACACTACCACTACGGACACTGGGTTCATTACCTTCGGATTTCCTCCAGCAGGAACTGGGCTGACTTGGCAGATCATTGCTCCTGACTTGGCGGCAGAGCCTTCTCCAGTTATTTGGGGTCCAACTCCAGATTCTGGTGGTGGTTCGTTCATGATGGGCTTGGACCCGCTCAATCCAGGCGATCTGCTCACGTCACTTGGAAACAATTTCGATTCGGCACCATCCTCACAGAGGCTATATATCTGCTCACCTTCAGAGGGATTGCAGAATGGAATTGTGACCTCAGAACTGCATGTGGTGTTTTCACCGGAACGGTTCTGGCTGCTCTATCCCAACTTCTCTGATGCGGTAGCGACGGTGACTGGTACGACCGGACCATTGTGGACACCCGTGCAGGCCGCAGCAACACGTGGGCTGTTCATGCGCTATGCCCTTGGTGGATTAGGAGCGCTGATCGCGTGGAGGGCCAAGGATGGCATCTTTATATCGCAAGCGGGCGGACCCGAACAGGATATTTCCGCGAACATCTACAACCTGTTTCCACATGGTGAACCAGAAGGACCATCACCCGTGGTTATCGGTAACCAGACGATTTATCCGCCGAATGATTCCATACCGCAGGCGCAGACAATAACCTGCGTTCCAGGCTACATCTTCTACAACTATCAGGACATCAATGGAACTCCTAGGACTCTAGTCTTTGATATGGAAGCGAAGGGATGGGTCGTAGACTCCTACACGCCCACAGTGAACTGCCATGCTCTGGCAACGGGAGTCAATCAAATTCTCGTAGGGTGTACAGATGGAACGATTAGAGCATTTGATACTGCGGGCACAGAAGCGCAGACCGCTATCATTATCACGCGCTCTGAGAACAAAGGCAGCACTCGGGTAGTGAAGCGCATTGGCGGTGTCTTCCTACGCGCGGTGGCGGCAAGCGCAATCACGCTGGCTTTCTGGGCTAACCGGCTTCAGACGGCTATCACCGGATTTGTTCCTGCTACGACAGGAACTGGAGCGTCTGAGAACGATTACCTCATCGACTTCACTTCTGCCACTAATGCAGATGTTAAGGACTTGGCTTGCCAGTTCTCATGGCCGATCACTAGCGGAAATATCCTAAGCGAGTGGCAACCGGACTGGACATTCCTACCAGCCGCTGTGATTGGATGGAAAACTGGGTTGTTGAGCTATGGTCCAGGGTGGGGGCATGTGGAGTGGATCAATCTTGCTTACCAGTCCACAGCAGCGGTGACTCTTGTGATGACTCCAGACAATGGAAGCCCAATCACGCTAACTTTCCCAAGCACAGGAGGAAAACAAGTGAAACAGTTTTTGACCTTTCCGCCGAACAAGTTCAAGATTATTGGGTGGACTGCAAACTCAAGTGAACCATTCACGATCTATGCGGGCGACACGGCAGTCCAGTTCGCAGCATGGGGAGGCAAGTCAGGAACAATTCCGCCATTTCAGGCTGGATGGGGAACTGAGAAAGCGACCACTTGATGAGCACAACGCCTCCAATCACGGCATGGGTTCCCAAGATTTCGGCTGATCCGAAACCTGACGAGATACACCGTCTCTTCACCTTGGCATTTCAGAAGCTCGGGAACCATGCAACTGCATTCGGGATTCAGCAAGCCAATATCAATTCCATAAAGGCTGGAGTATCGAACACAATCATTCAGGGGGGGGGAAGCGGTGGCGGCGGGAGCATTACTCCTGCAACTCCTGGTGGAATTCCAGTCAACAATCAATCTGGTTCAACTTCCTATGCCACAGCAAGAACAGATGATGGCGCTTTGATTGTTCTGTCGAATGCCAGTCCCATCGCTGTCACGCTCACATCTCAATCTCCTCCATGGTCCTGTTTCATCGCAAACCAGTCGGCACTTGGTGGAGGAACGGCAACGATGACTCCAGCAAGTGGAACGATCAATGGGTCGGCTACACTTGTATTGCTACCATCGTACTTTGCGCTTGTCGCTTTCGACGGAACTAATTGGTTTGCGGCAACACTTCCGATTGTCCCAGTTTCATTTGGACCAATATCGCATGAGTTCCTGACAGCATACAATGCTGCGACTGGTTCATTATCGGCCGCACAGCCAGAATTCACAGATATTTCTGGTGTCGCATCACCAGCGCAGTTGCCTACTCCTACGTCAAGCACATTAGGTGGTGTTGAATCTTCTGGCCCGATAACGCATCAATGGGTGAACCAGATTGACACCTCTGGAACTCCGCATCTTAGCCAACCGGCATTTGGCGACGTGTCTGGGAGTGCGGCTACAGGGCAAATTGGAACGGGCACGCCATCGGCTGGAAGGTATGTGGATGGGGGGACTGGAGCATGGACAGTGCTTCCATCGCCTACTCTACCAGCAACTATTGCGCCAGTGGCAGGCGAGTTTCTTACTGGCTACAATGCAACAACGGGAGAATTTTCTCAGGCGACACCAACCGGATTAAGTGTAACAATAGTCACAGCGGCGTTGACGGCACTCGGAACACAGGGTTCCATGCAGTTTGTGAACGGCATTTTAGTTAATTCTGTACCTGCTACATAGATTGGAGGGTATCGCTATTTTTGGGATTGGGATGGGGCCTTCGAGCGGTGAATATGGTGCAACCAATGCGCTGACGGGAGAATCTGGCTTTGCTGGGTCAATGGGTGAAGGACTTCTCTCAAACTCCTCAGCGCTAATCAATGGTCTGCTCAGTGGAAACCAGTCCGACATTGCCAAGTTGCTGGCTCCGCAGATTGGCGCTATTTCCAAACAGGCCAATGAGAAGACGCAAACCAACGCGACATTTGGAGCACGTTCTGGTGGAACCAACGCCTCGAATCAGAACACAATGGACACTGCTCGGTCGAGCGTCAATGACATGATCTCGTCGCTCACTGGTAGCGCAATGAGTTCTGGAGCATCTCTCGGAAGCAATCTACTCAGCCAGAGCATGAGCGGCTATAACAACGTGTTCAGTCAAAACAATACCGAACAGCAGCAACGCCTAGCGCAAATTAACGATATTTTCAACAGCAGCGCGGCAGTTGCAAGCATGGGAGTAGGAGCGGCTGGAGGGGTAATGGCAACGCCGGCAGGAGCAACGGGTGGAGAGCAGTGGCTGGCTGGTCTACAGGGAGCGGGGTTCTAATGGCAGATTCAGGGAATGCGCTCGTCGATCTCGCTAACAGGGCACATGATCGCGAAGATGTGAACATGAAGGCCATTCGCGACAAAGAACAGCAGAATCTAACATTCAAAATCGCTCCCCTCAGACAGCAATTGGCAGCAGATCAGGAACGCCTTAAAACGCTTGTTGATTCAGTCGGCCAACCTAAGCTAGACGCAAATGGGAAGCACGCCGATTATGACATGATCGAAAGCCGCATGGCCAAGACCATCGGCGATATTCGTCAGGCCGCTGGAGATAAGGTTCCTTCGGATCATCCTGGGCGCATGGCTGAAACTGTGAACGGTATTCGTCAGTGGCTCAAGATGGGCGGCAAAAACAAGCAGCAGTTGGACACCGCGCAATCTACCAAGGTGAACGACTGGAGGAACCAGAATACTCAGATGGCCGGCGAGTTTGCTGTTGGTGCTCTACCTTATGCCATGACTCCCGAGGGGATGAAGGCGGCAGAAGCCTATCGCTTGCAGGTTCTAAAGAATGAGGGAGCCGCTCAACGCGGTGGTTCTGCTCGACCTGTTCCCTACTATCCTGGAGCAGTGAACCTAAAAACAGCATCTTCGATGCTTGACCAAGGTATTCAATTCAATGGGGAGGATGGAAATCCTTTAGATGTGTCAAAAATACCAGAAGGTTCCGTTCTTATTCCGGTTTACCTGGGTGGCGGAAAATCGTACTGGACAGTTGGAACCGATAAAGGCCGCTACGAAACGGCGGGAAATCAGAGATTGCTTGAACCTGCTGTAGGCGGACCTAATCCTGAAGCGCCATCTCTGGGACCCGTGCGCGTACCAAGTTCGACAACGCGGACACAGACTGCACCAGGTGGTGGTCAAGTTTTGACTGGAACAAGCACGGTTATTCCTCAAAACAGTGGTATTCCATCTACGACTCCGCACGGTACTACACCGCGGAGCGAACCAACGTTGCACGCTCGCCCACAAGGAAACATTACACGTGGTCTGCAAGGCAAGGCTGACGTTGGACGCGGAAAAAGCATTCTTCCTAATATCCAGAATATGACACCTCAGAATGCAGCAGCGGCACGCAAGTCTCAACCTGCTGTATCTGCATTGCTTGGACTGTATGGAGATCCGCAGAGTCCGCAAGCACCGTCAATGGTTGAGTTTGCTTATCTTGCAAATAACCAACATGCTCAGCAAGTTCTCGGGGAAGCGTTCAAGTTGCTCGATCAGAGTATGGGGGAGATTTCCGATCCTGGAATCATTCAGACGCTTGGCACAGCCGCAGGGTGGGCTAACTTTCGTGCTCAGGCCGAAGCTGGAGCGCAGCAAGCTACAGGAACGCAAATGACGCCACAGGAACGTGAATACTTTGATACCGCAATCGCGTCGATGGCTGACATTATCGGCTCTCGTTCCGCTACGGGTCAATCGCCTGCACGATTCAGCGTGAAGTCAATTCAGAATGAACTGCCGCTAATTGGACTTTCTGGAACTCCAGATGCGGAAAGTTATCTCACAAAAATGCAGACTATTGGAAGACAGGTGCGTGTAGGACTGAACGCAATGCCTGACAATTCCCGCGCTCTAGCATGGCTTGACAAGAGAGAAGCGGATATAGCTAAACAAAAAAGCGGTGGAGGAAAAGGACAACAAAAATTAAAGGTCGGTGATCCAATTGTCCAAGGAGGACACAAATTCAAAATTACTGCCATTGATAAAAATGGAAGAGTGACAGCAGCGGAGCCCATGTAATGCAAACGCCAAAATTCAATCCGAATCAGCCATATCAAAACGCTCAATTTGATCCTAATTCTAGCTATTCTCCAATCGCCACAGAAGAGAGCGAACATGCTCGCCAACTCTCTCCGGGGATGGCTCCTCCCTCTCGCCCATTAGACCGACTCCTTGCTCCATCTGACATGACAGGAAATGATCCAAATACGCTGCGCGGTTATCTGAAGACTTGGGCGGAGTTTGGTAAAGGAGCAGGTCGAGGCATAGCTGACCTTGTTGCAAGCCCTCCCCCAGGAACAAAGGAAAATCCAGTTATCTGGAATCCCATTACCCAACTTAAAAAGGATTGGCAAGGATTAAAGAATCTGCATGAGGAATACAAAACAAATCCCAACTATGTAGCTGGAGAACTTGCTGGACCTGCACTATTGACCCATGCGGTATCTCAGCTTTTAACTCCTGTCGGAATGGCATCGAAACTCACAAGAGCTACAGGCGTGAGCGATGCTTCGATGATAGAGGAAGCGGTAGGAGATTTGCGCTCTGCCGCCAAAGTTTCTGGTAAGCCAAATACGCTTGGAGGATTCCTTGACAACGTATCTTTGGCAGAAAAAAACCTCAACACGGAATATGCCAACACGTTGGGCAAATATGCAGTTGTTAGGGGTAATCTTCCAGACTCTAATGGAAAATTCCCCTTGTCAGATGCAATCCGTAAATTAAAAGACAGGATGCCAAAAACTACAACTGCGGATCGCGCTGCGCGTTCACATATTGATGCAGTAGCATCTGAATTCGAGAAGCCTATTCCTCTTGGTGAACTTGACCTCAAAAGGATGCAGGCTAATGGGCGATTGTTCTCCTATGAAAAGATGAATGATACCGCCCAATATTCAGCAGAATCACGGAACGCTGATATTGCTGTAGACAAGACGGTTGCAGACTGGGTACGTGATAATGTGTACCCTGAAATGGATCATCTTACTGGAAAACCGCAAGGATATTTCCGCAATCTCAAACAGCGCGTCGGGAATTTGATGAACATCGAGAGCGAGACAAAGGGAAATGCCTCTAAACTGCATACGTCTTCGATGAGAGAACGAGGTATGACGAGATGGGAACGTTCCAAACCGGGAGCAACCATGTCGGAGAAGGGGTCTATCAGAGCATATTTTCCTAATATCCCCGCATGGTTCAAGGCGTCCGATCCTGAAGCCGCAGCAAATAATGCAGTACGTTCGGCATATGGTCTGCATCAGATGTTTACTCCTCCGCCTGAAATGATGAGCGTTCCTGTAGCTAATTTTCTTGCGGCTATCCGCGCTCGTCCTACCGGCTCCAAGACCCAACAGCTTCAACGGATGGCAGATGAACAACGCAACGGCGCTCAATAGCTCAGACCGATGCGCCCGCCTGCCATACCTATTGCAGCGGTGGCGCCCTCCTGCTATCCGTCCCGCTGAGGCGCTCTATGAAGCCATTGAAACCGGCCTCACCGCGTCTAGCGATGCCCCTTGGGATGTGGCCGAACAGGCGCTTTACGATCTGGCGACAACGCGCGGACTCGACTCGAACCAGACAGATGTTTTGGCTGAGGCTGAGCATCTGTCCTCTCTAGCTTCGTTTATCACCTACGTTCTACGCCCAGATGGCCCATGGAAGCGCCCCGATCCTATTCCCCTGCCCGATGGCACCATCTGGACTTCCGGCACGTTTCTTGACGCCTCAGAGACGCATCTGCGCAGGATTGTTCTGTGCTCCCGGTGGGACGCCTACAGAATGGTTGAGGAAGAGCACGACTGGCGCACGCTGGAAGGATCGATCTACGGAGTTCCGATGGATTTGGTTGTCGTCGTGCTCGGTCAGGAGCGAGATGGAAGACGACACGGGCCGCTGTCGAAGGGGTGGCGGCATCCAGTATCGAAACAGTTGCGATTTCGCAAGCGGGATGGTGGGGACTTTGATGGCAACTGGGAGAAGATATTCAGGGAGAAGGGAGACTTCAGCAAGGAGCAATGGCTTGACGCTCTAGCCGATGATGGCGTTCTCTCCGATGTGATTCAGATTCACAATGTTCCAGTGTCAGAGAGAGCAGCGGATTGGAAAGAATTGGCGCAAAACAAGTTGGAACGGATCAGGAAGGCGACTCAACTACCAGAGGAATCGCCTTCGATGTGCTTTTCGAGGATAAATCCCTGCCCATTCCGCTCGGCTTGCCCGCGAGGAGAGGAACCGTCCGAATCACTTGGATTCGTTCCGATTTCACATCATGCCTCGAATATCACGACGTAGATCGTCTGCCGACCCAACAGCAAATGACTCTTGAGAGCGGTTCATCTGTTGTGCAACCTGGGCCGGTTCCGAAGTGATGCTCCCCAGGGATGCTGGCATTTGCATAACTGGAGATGGTGAAGCGTATCCTGCATTGGCGACTTGTGCCGGCCGATTTTCAAGCTGTGCGATCAAACCGATGCGGTAACTAACTTCACTTTCGATGCCCTTCAACTCAGCTTCAGCGGCCTGGAACTTGCTCTGAGCAAGCAGGTATGCGGTATGGGCTTCAGTGAGGCGAGAACGGGCTTCTCCGCGCTGAGAAACCATGTCTACCACTTGAGCCTGAAGCTGAAGTACGGCGGGAGAGGGAGGAAGCGGAGCAGGTGGCACGTTCAGAACTGGAGGTAAAACGGTTTCTGATTTGCGTGCTGCCCATCGTGCTTTGGCGGCTTCGGAAACAGCCTTGCGGCCAGCAGCGCTCATCTTGTGCTTTTTGGCGGTCGTATTTGACTTCGCGGGCGGATCGGAGGTAATGACATTGTTTTCCATGCGCTAATCATAATACAAAATAGGGAATAGTATAGAAACAAATCACTCGATGATGTATTCTGAACTCAGATTCTCTGTAGTACTTTTATCACCCGCGATGCACGGCCTCAGAAAATGAGGCGATAGATGCTCAAAATAATTTTGCTTATCTTGCTGCTTGGAACTTCTCCTGTTCTGGCGCAGATCGCTGCAATTCAAGGACATAGCTTTCTTGGTGGTACCCAAGCCGTTACCTCCGGCCTGAAATCCTCCAACTACATGCAGGGAATTGTCCCATACGCAACGATTTGCGTCTACAATACAGGAACAACTGCGCCCGCGACGATTTACGCCAATGCTTCAGGAGCACCTCTTTCCAGTTGCTTTACTTCAAATGCTTCCATCTCGACTGACCCTGGAGGATGGATATTCTGGGCTGCCATCAATCAAGGCTTGGACGTTGTGATGAGTGGCGGCGTGTCACCGAACATGTATCCAGCGCCGGTGACGATTAGTGATCTGTATCCATCGACACAGATTACTTCCGGTTGCGGGACGGTATGCCCGATCAGCCAAGGCGGCACGGGCGCAACTACAGCGGCGGGGGCGTTGTCGAACCTGGGCGGCGCTCCGCTGACTGGAACAGGTACATCAGGTACGTGGCCAATCAGCACCACCGGCAACGCGGCCACGGCAACGAATGTTACCGGCACAGTAGCAATCGCCAACGGCGGCACGGGCGCGAACAACGCGGCGGGGGCGTTGGTGAACCTTGGCGCATACAGCGCAACGAACCCAGCAGGGTACATCACTAACTCAGTCACGACTCTGCCCAGCCTCAGTCTGCCCTACTCGCAATTGAGCGGTACGGTTCCCACTTGGAATCAGAACACCACCGGCAACGCGGCCACAGCCACCTATGC